TATCGCGTCGGGCGTTCGACGCGACCTATCGCGGGATCATGTGCCATTCGCTGCACAACAATGGCGGGAAGGCGCGGATCATCAACCCGTCGCTCTGGTTCGACGAGAACCGTACGGCCGCTGGCGGCCATATCCTCGCGGGCTTAACCTATGCGGCCGGTGAGTCGGTCTTAGCCGTACGGGATAACCTACCCTATGCGAACCGTTGGGTTGACGCGCGGCCGACGCCTATAGCGGGGCCTATACAGGCGTGGATTGATCATTGCCGCAAGCTAGTTCCGGTACAGTCGGAACTCGACCATATATGGGACGTTATGGCTTATAAAGTCCAGAACCCGCGCGTCAAGATTAATCATGCAATCCTTCATGCGTCGGATGAGGGGTCGGGTAAGGATACGATGTATGACCCGTTTATATGGGCCGTGTGTGGCGATAACAAGCACAATCTAGGGTTGGTCGACAATGAGTCGCTGACGTCGCAATGGGGCTATCAACTAGAGTCTGAGATTCTAGTGATCAACGAGCTAAAAGAGGCGCTTGCGGCCGATAGGCGCGTGCTAGCCAATAAACTCAAACCTATCATCGCGGCCCCGCCTGAGGTGCTGGCCGTGAATCGAAAGGGACTTCACCCCTATATGATGGCAAACCGTGGTTTCGTGTTGGCGTTCTCGAATGACCTATTGCCTATATCGATCAGCGCGCAAGATCGCCGTTGGTTCTGTATCTGGTCCCATGTGGGCCGCATGAGTGACGCGGACGGGGCCGCAATCTGGCAATGGCTTAGAACGGGCGGCCGCGCGGCCGTGGCCGCTTGGTTGCACGCGCGCGACGTGTCGCGCTTCAATCCGGGCGCGGCCCCGCCTATGACTGAATTTAAGCAAACTATGACTGAGAATTCGTTATCGGGCGCTGAGAGTTATATCCTTGAATTGATGCGCGCCCGCAAGGGTGTGTTCACGCGCGGCGTGATCGCGGCCCCGCTACAGGCCGTGCTAGACGATCTAGCGCGATCGGCCCCGGCCGGGTTGAAACTGTACCAGCAAGCGTTATTGCAAGCGATTAAAGAGGCCGGATGGATCGACTGCGGGCGCGTCGCTGCGCGCGGTTTAGAGTCTAAGCGCCACGTATATTGCGCGCCCGATCTAGCCGCCGTGGGCGCGTCCACGCTGCGTCGGATGGTAGAGCCGGACTATCAGCCCACGTAAAAAACCCGCCTTTCGGCGGGTTATAGATCTAGGATAATCACTAGGATGGCGGCCAAAACGGCCGCTATCACTAACGACACAGCGCCGCGATAATCGCGTCGGATAGGATGACGCTACACACGATAACCCATCCGATCAGCGCGGCCGTAGCGTAGGTTTCGAGTTTCATTGGTCGGCCTCCGCGTAGGCTGATTCAATGCGCGCGCCCGTATGATCACAATACAGGTCCGCGTCTTCCCAGTTAATATCGCATCCGATGACGCGCCAGCCGCCCGTGTTGTCATCCGTGCGGATGGCGCGTCGAATTAGTCGGCGCTCGTTTTCGGCCGCAGCGTAAGATAGGGCCGCGCCATCGGCCGTTATAAAGTAACGCGGATACCCGCCCGGCCATGCATAGGGTTCTGCTAGATCGCGGGCAAATTGATCGGCTGAATATTTCATGATTAACCTTTAACGAGTGGAATAACCCGACGCGCGATAGCATCGGCCGTTTTGGCGCGCGTGCCGTGCGCGAGAAACCCGACGATAACCTTGCGATTAGCGCGGGCGCACAATCCGCACGTGTAGCACGTAACGTCATCCTTAGTCTGAGCCGGACACACGACGATAGCGCGGCCCGCCGGGGTGGTGGTTCGCTCCGGGGTCCCTAAAGGGACAACGACGGCAACGGGTAAACCCGTCTCCGCAAGCTTGTCAGCGTGGCCCGCGTCGTCGGCCGATAGGTTCACGGTAAACCCGCGCTTGGTCGCGTAGCGCGCGAATTTGATCGCGCGGTCCGAATGCTTATGCGTGTAGGTAAACCCGCGACGCCCGCGATTCGCTTCGATTAGCTGCGCAAACGCGGGGCCGTCAATATCCTCACCCACACCCGGTAAATCGCCCGCGACGTTAAACCGCCACAGCGTCGCGGGTTTTAACGCGCGAATTTTGGCCGCGACCGTGGCGATATCCTTGCCGCGCGTCGGGACTTTGTCCCAATTTAGGCGAGTGTGGAAACCCGCATCCGCGTAACAAGCTTTCATCTGCCCGCAACTAGCGGGGCAAGTATCGCGCGCGGAGTAAGTAATCGGGATCGGCCCGGTTTTTGTGTTGCTTGATTTTGCGACGAAGTGGATCATTTTGCGGCTCCGGCAAGCGTAGCGTTGAATTTATCGGATCCGATACGTTCGATCAACGCGTCAACTTGCGCTTGTGCGGCCGCGCGCGCTTCTTTAAGCGTGAACCCTTTAGACGATACGACCGCACCTTTGTATTGACCGCGCACGTGCGCCACGCAAGCGCCCGATTCAGGGTGCGTTACCTTCCATGCGCCAAATCCGTCCTTGTGCAACGCAAGCTTGTGCGTTTCCGTGCCCGCGATCACGATCAACGCGTGCGCTTTGAACGTGGCGATCGGATCGCCGTTTTTCATTTTCGTCGTGACTTCCATTGTTTACCCTCGTTTAGTTTAGTGTGATCGGACAAAATGCCCGCCAATGCGCCCGTCGGGCGCATTAGCTGAAATTTTAAAGGTAGCCGACGAGGATGCCTTCCTCGTCGCGCACGGCGATTACGTAGTACTCGCCGCGTTGTTCGATCGTGTACGTCCAATCGTCGTTTTCGTTGTTAAACGCGGCCGTTTCGATCGCGCGTTGCTCTGTCATGTAAAGCATTTTCGGTTCTCCTTATTTTGCGTTGATCAGCTCGCGAAGCTCGCGAATCGTTTCGGCGTGCTCTTCTTGAGGTTGCGTGTACCAGTTGCTGTCATAGGATTCCATCACCCACCGATGACTGAGGATTGACTCGGTAAATTCTGCGTCGCACAAAACCGGGATAACGCCGTCGATGTTGCGGTCAACGTCGACGAACACGGTTTGGCCGTTAGCCAAAACGCGCGCGGCAATTCGCTGACCTTTGGGGCCGTATTCGCGCTGTGTGTTGAATCTGATCGTTTTCATTTGTGCGTGTCCTGTAGTTGAGTTAAGTAGCGAGAGCACACATCTTTACACGTGTACAGCGTCAAAAAATGGCAGTTGCAACTTGCGGTTGTAAAAATCGTCAAAACCTAGGGAAACCCCTAGTGCGCAGCGTTGCGCATTGGCAACGCGCAAAGTGTGGACACTTTGTGAGCGTTTTGTGAGCGTTTTTTGGCGTGCGAGTGTCTACACTTTTGCGAGGATTGGCGCGGGTTTGTGGGGTGTACCCGTATGTTAGCTATATCACTTTTGAAAAAAGTTGAATTTTATATATATAGGGGATTTTGCTGGACGACGGCCGTGGAATCCGCGCGCGTTTTCCCAGCGCAATTTTTTACCTGGTCAAAAACCGCTCACAAGTGGGTACACGCTCACACACTAAAAAATAGTACGGTTTCGTAGCATGGCAAACAGGCGGGTACACGTACACGGCTAACCGATTTTTTAGAATGGCAAACAGGCGGGTACACCGGGTACACGTCCGCCCGCCTGCGCATGGCATGGGGCCGCACCGGCCGTTGTGCCCATGGCAAACAGGCGGGTACACGAAGGAGGCCGGGTAGGGCCGGCGGCCCGGCCGGTCACGGTAACGCACCCCCCGCAAACATTTTTTAAAATTTTTTTTGTTACACTTCAGCCATGTTCAAATCTTTGCCACTAACTGTCAGAAATGTTCAGGCGACCGAGGCGCGTCTTCAGTCCATCTACGACGCGGCGAAGTTAGGTCTGAAAGGTGACTCGCTGGCGCTGGCGGCTGGTATGCTGCCCGCTGAATATCGGCAACTGTGTCAGCTAGATCCGTTAGCGGAAATGGCTGAACAAAAAGGCCGCGCGGATAACGAGCGTGAAATCTCGCAGGTTCTCAACAACGCGGCGTTAGGTGGCGACGCCAAAGCCGCGTTAGAGATCCTGCGTCACCGTCACGAGTGGACGGCCAAGCAAGAAGTTAGTGTTGATGTGTATCAACGGATCAGCATCACACAGGCGCTAGAAGCCGCGCAAACCAGAGTGCTAGAGAATGCAAAAAACGATCTATACATCAGCCGAAGAGCAGACGTTGATGACGCGGTTGTGGTCACCCGCAATAGCGAACGATCCTGAAGCGTTTGTACTGTTCGCGTTTCCTTGGGGTCAACCCAACACACCGTTAGCTAAGTTTAGCGGGCCGCGCAAATGGCAACGCGAGATACTGCGTGACATTACCAAGCACATCAAAGTCAACGAAGGTAAGGTCAACATGGACACGCTACGCGAAGCGGTGTCCAGCGGACGGGGTATTGGTAAGTCTGCGCTAGTGAGTTGGCTGATCTTGTGGATGCTGTCCACGCGGATCGGCTCGACGGTCATCGTCAGCGCCAACAGCGAAGCGCAGTTAAGGTCTGTCACTTGGGGTGAATTGACCAAGTGGCAAGCGATGATTATCAACTCCCATTGGTGGGAGATCAGCGCGACTAAGATCGTACCGGCGCAATGGCTGACCGAACTGGTCGAGCGCGACTTAAAGAAAGGGACGCGCTACTGGGCAGCAGAGGGCAAGCTGTGGAGTGAAGAGAACCCCGACGCCTACGCCGGGGTACATAACCACGACGGGATGATGTTGATCTTTGACGAGGCGTCAGGTATTGCAGACGCGATCTGGGCGGTGGGGGCTGGCTTTTTCACAGAAAACATTCTGGACCGCTACTGGTTTGCGTTTAGCAACCCACGACGCAACAGCGGGTACTTTTTTGAGACGTTTAATAGTAAGCGTGACTTCTGGCAGACGCGCCAGATAGACGCGCGCACGGTTGAGGGGACGGACAAACAAGTCTACGAGCAGATCATCGCGGAGTACGGCGAGGATTCAATCCAGGCGCGCGTTGAGGTGTACGGTGACTTTCCAAGCGCGGGTGAGGATCAGTTCATCTCGCCAATGATTGTCGAGGACGCATTTAAGCGGCCTAAATACAAGGACGAAACCGCGCCTATAGTAATAGGGGTAGACCCAGCGCGTGGTGGACTGGACTCAACTGTAATTGTAGTTCGCCGGGGCCGGGACATCGTAGCAATCAAACGGTACAAGGGCGAAGATACGATGTCAATTGTTGGTCGTGTCATTGACGCAATTGACGAATACAAACCAACGCTAACTGTAATAGACGAAGGTGGTTTGGGCTACGGTATACTTGACAGGCTAACAGAGCAACGGTATAAGGTACGGGGGGTAAACTTTGGTTGGAAAGCCAAGAACCCTGTAATGTGGGGCAACAAGCGGGCTGAGATGTGGGGCGCGATGCGCGAGTGGCTGAGGACGGCCAGCATCCCACAAGACAAGATGCTCAAAGATGATCTGGTTGGGCCGATGAAGAAGCCCAACTCGGCGGGTACGATCTTTCTGGAAGGTAAGAAAGAGATGAAATCTAGAGGGTTGGCATCTCCCGACGCAGCCGACGCGTTGGCAGTGACGTTTGCCTATCCTGTAGCGCACCGTGAGTACACAGAAAAAGCGCGTACGATTGTTTCCAATAGGGCTACAATGTCTGGATCTTGGATGGGTGCATAAATGAAAAAGGGTCTTTACGCCAATATTCATGCTAAACAAGCACGTATTGCTGCTGGTTCTGGCGAGAAGATGAACAAGGTTGGTAGCAAAGCTGCGCCATCTGCCAAAGACTTTAAAGAATCGGCAAAGACGGCTAAGAAAAAGTGAGTGATTACACCGGGATTAACGCTGTTGGCAACGTGGCTCTTGGTGGCAAACCACTCAAGAGCGACTCGGATGTCTTGTCCACAGCACGAGATCGCCTGTCGATGGCAATTTCGGCGTATTCCGAGTCGCGCGAAGACGAGCTAGACGACCTGCGTTTCTACGCTGGCTCACCGGATAACCAATGGCAATGGCCAGCAGATGTGCTGGCAACCCGTGGTGCGGTGCAGGGTCAGACGATTAACGCTCGGCCCTGCTTGACGATCAACAAGTTGCCGCAGCACGTTCACCAGATTACGAACGATCAGCGCCAGAACCGGCCTAGCGTCAAGGTCATCCCTGTAGATGACAACGCGGACGTTGAGGTTGCCGAGATTTTCAACGGCATGATCCGGCATATCGAGTACATCTCGGATGCGGATGTGGCCTACGATACGGCTTGCGAGAACCAAGTTGCCTACGGCGAGGGGTACATTCGGATTCTGACTGAGTATTGCGACGACAATACGTTTGATCAGGACATCAAGATTGCCCGTGTACGCAATAGCTTTAGCGTCTACATGGACCCGCTGATCCAAGACCCATGCGGCAGTGACGCCAAGTGGTGTTTTATCACGGAAGACTTGTCTAAAGCCGAATACGCACGGCTTTTCCCCAACGCATCGCCATTGTCTACGCTTGAGACGCTGGGTGTTGGGGATCAGAACCTAAGTCAGTGGTTAAATACGGATACGATCCGTATTGCTGAGTATTTTTACTGCGAATACGACACGCAGACGTTGAATTTGTATCCTGGCAACGTGACTGCGTTCCAAGGAACGCCGGAAGACAAAGAGTTGCGGGCGGTTTACGGTAAACCAAAGAAGTCACGCCAAGCGGATCGCAAAAAGATTTGTTGGACAAAGATCAACGGCTACGAAATCCTTGAAAAGCAGGAATGGGCCGGTAATTGCATTCCTGTTGTGCGGGTAATTGGCAACGAATACGAGGTTGAGGGCCGCATTTACATCAGTGGGCTGGTGCGTAACGCCAAAGATGCCCAGCGGATGTACAACTACTGGACTAGCCAAGAGGCAGAAATGCTGGCGCTGGCTCCAAAGGCCCCGTTTATTGGTTATGGCGGTCAGTTTGAGGGGTATGAAACCCAATGGAAGACTGCCAACACGAATAACTGGCCTTATTTGGAAGTCAACCCGGATGTAACGGACGGTCAAGGCGCAATATTGCCGCTGCCCCAACGGGCGCAGCCGCCAATGGCCTCATCTGGCCTGTTGCAAGCTAAAGTGGGTGCATCGGAAGACATTAAGTCTGCAACGGGGCAGTACAACGCTTCGTTGGGCATGACTTCTAACGAGCGCTCTGGCAGGGCTATCTTGGCTCGCCAGCGTGAGGGTGACGTTGGTACTTATCACTACCAAGACAACCTAGCACGGGCTGTACGGCACATTGGTCGGCAATGTGTTGACCTAATTCCCAAGATTTACGACACGCAGCGCATCGCCCGGATTATCGGGATTGATGGCGAGACGAAGATGGTCAAGATTGACCCGACGCAAGCCGAGCCTGTGCGTAAGATCCAGAATCAAGATGGCGTGGTCATAGACAAGATCTACAATCCAAGTGTTGGCAAGTACGACGTAGTTGTCGCAACGGGTCCGGGCTACGCCACCAAGCGCCAAGAGGCACTTGAGGCGATGGCGCAACTGTTGCAGGGTAATCCACAACTTTGGACCGTGGCTGGCGACCTGTTTGTTAAGAACATGGATTGGCCTGGGGCGCAGGAAATGGCAAAGCGGTTTGCCAAGACGATTGACCCCAAGCTCATGGGTGATGCCGAGGACAATCCGGCTCTGCAAGCTGCCAACCAGCAGATGCAAGCGATGGCGGCAGAACTGGATCAGTTGCATCAAATGTTGCAGAATGTCGGCAAGTCGATGGAAGCGCAGGACATGGAGCGCAAGGACTTTGAGGCTAAGATCAAGGCGTACCAAGCTGAGACGCAGCGCATTAGTGCTGTTCAGGCTGGTATGTCTGAAGAACAGATTCAAGACATTGCGATGGGCGTGGTCGCTGCGGCTATGGAGTCGCAGAGTTTGATGAACCAAATGCCTGAAATGCGTGAGGAATCCATGCCGATGGAAATGACACCGGAAGGTATACAATGAAGTGCGCGGATTTTGTCGGGCTTTTGTTCTTGGCGCGAGATGTAGCCCATAGCGTACATCTGAACACCCGCAGTTACAGCAAGCACAAGGCGCTCGGTCATTTTTACGAATTGATTGTTGAAGCGGCAGATGATTTTGCCGAAGCGTACCAAGGTCGGCACGGTCTGATTGGGCCGATTACGCTAATGACTGCCAAGAAAACGACTAACATTGTTGAGTTTTTAGAAGAACAGTTGAAAGAAATTGAAGGTTGTCGATACGAGGTTGTGGACAAGACGGATATGTCTTTGCAACAACTTATTGATAACATTATAGAAATTTACCTTCGTGCTTTGTACCGTCTAAGGTTCTTGGCATGACAATTTCGGTAAACCACACTACGCCAGCGGACGGTTCATTTAGCGCCACTGGTGCGGCTGCATGGAATGCCACACACTCGTTTACTGGTGTTTTAGACGTAGTAAACGGCGGCACCGGTACGGCAACGCCATCGTTGGTTGCCGGAACAAACGTCACGATTACTGGAACTTGGCCTAATCAGACAATAAATTCGTCAGGTGGTGGCGGTGGTGGCGGTCCAATTCTTGAGTCTCAGATTGTTATTAGTCAGAACTACACGCTGACCAGCAACACAAACGGGTTCAGTGTTAGCCCAGTAACTATCGCCGCAGGATATGCAGTTACTGTCCCGACTGGTCAAGTTTGGGCAATTTGGAATACTTAAATGAGTGCAATCAAACTTCAAGGCAATGCAAGTGGAGCTGGCACCCAGACTTTACAGGCTGCTGCAACTTCCGGTACTCCTGTAATTACGCTACCAGACGCAACAGGCACGCTGATTGTTACCGGTGGAGACTTGGGTACCCCTTCAGCGATTGTGCTTACGAATGGTACGGGGTTGCCGCTTACTACTGGTGTTACAGGGATTCTTCCGGTTGCTAATGGCGGCACAGGTTTAACAGCGGGGACTTCTGGCGGGGTACCTTATTACTCGGCAACAGGCACGTTGGCGTCTTCTGCTGCGCTTGCATCTAACGCATTGGTTATTGGTGGCGGCGCTGGCGCGGCCCCGGCAACGACTACGACTGGGACGGGTGTTCTTACATTTTTGGGAACTCCGTCAAGTGCCAATTTGCTCTCGGCGATGACCGATGAGACAGGCACTGGGCTAGTGGTCTTTAACAATACGCCAGCACTGACCAATCCGACGGTTACGAACTACACCGAAAGTGTTGTGGCTATCGGCACGGTAACAACGACAAACACCATAGCTTTAACTAACGGCACGGTTCAAACGGCAACATTGACAGCCTCAACTGCTTGCACGTTCACAATGCCGACTGCAACCGCTGGCAAGTCATTTGTTCTGTTGCTTAAACAAGCCGCGTCTACAGGCAACGGTACGGCTACGTTTACTGGAGTTAAATGGGGGACTGCGGGTGCCCCGACAATTACGGCAACGGCGGGGAAAATGGACATACTGTCTTTTGTTGCTGATGGTACAAACTGGTATGGCTCCATTACTCAAGGGTATACCCCATAATGTTTGCCGCCCTCAATAATTTTTTAACACTGCAAGCCGCTGGTGGTGGTAGCGCCCCGACTTCAGTTGAATATCTAGTTGTTGCAGGCGGCGGCGGTGGCGGACAATCAATTGCCGGTGGCGGCGGTGCTGGAGGATTTAGAACATCGGCAAGTTTTTCAGTAGCCGCCGCAACACCTTATACAGTGACCGTTGGCGCTGGCGGTGCTGGTGGTACTAACATTTCAGGCGATAACGGTAATGCCGGGTCATCCGGCAGCAATTCCGTATTCAGCACCGTCACCTCTAATGGTGGTGGAGGCGGCGGTTCCTATAATGCAGCCAATGGTATTAATGGTGGTTCAGGCGGGGGAGGCGGTGCAAAAGACAGCGGCACGTCTGTTGCTGGCACAGGTAATACCCCATCAACATCGCCGTCACAAGGAAATAATGGAGGTACTGGAAGAATCGGCACCAATCCGTGGATAGGTGGAGGTGGCGGCGGTGCTTCCGCTGTTGGCGGTAACGCAACATCTACCAACGGAGGGGACGGAGGCGCTGGAACAGCTTCATCTATTACTGGCTCGTCTGTTACTTATGCCGGAGGCGGAGGCGGAGGCACGTCCGCAACTGCTACGGCAGCGGGAAGCGGCGGGGCTGGCGGTGGTGGTGCTGGTGGTAAAGCTCTCGCCGGTACTGCTGGCACTCCAAACACTGGCGGCGGCGGCGGCGGTCAAGGGCTAATTAACCCGCTAACCACACAGAATCCGGGTTCTGGTGGGTCTGGAATTGTTGTTATTGCTTACCCCGACAGTTTTGCGCCACTTTCATCTATTGGCGGCACTTTAGTTTATGATCAGCCAACCAGAACCGGGTATAGAGTTTATAGATTTACATCCGGAACCGGAAATATTCAGTGGTGATAAATATGGCACATTACGCATTTCTTGATTCTAATTTTATTGTCACCGAAGTTATTACCGGAATAAATGAATGGGAAGATGCTGCTGATTGGGAACGGTTGTACGGTGAATTTCGTGGTCAAATTTGCAAGCGCACAAGCTACAACACTTTTGGCAATCAGCATCTAGAAGGCAAACCGTTTCGCAAAAATTACGCAGGAATTGGCTACACCTACGACGCAACCCGTGATGCATTCATTCCTCCGCAGCCATTTCCGTCATGGGTTTTGAACGAAGAAACCTGCCTGTGGGATGCTTCTGTTGCAATGCCTGACGATGGGCAACGGTATCAATGGGACGAGGCAACAACTTCTTGGGTTGCATCTGAAACATGAATTCGTTTTTTGGCGGTGCATTTTTTGCCGGAGACTTTTTTCAGTCTGTTGTCACTGGTGCAGACCAATTGTTGATTAAACTTCGGTCATTCACCGAAAGAGGGAGATTTTAATGGCTATTAACCTAAAAGCAATTACCTCGGTAATGGGCTACCAGCAGATCACAAGTTTGAGTACTGCTACCAAACTGACCGTGCCGCCACGCGATATAGGTGGATTGATTGGGTCGCCTCGGATTGCTATCATTACGCCCGAAACGCAAGCCGTGCGCTGGCGCGACGATGGCGTAGCCCCAACCGCAAGCGTTGGTATGCCGCTTGCCGCTGGCGTTACGTTGCAATATGACGGCGATTTATCGCAGATCCAGTTTATTGAGCAAAGCGCCGGGGCAAAGCTCAACATTAGTTACTATTCTTGAGGTTGCCATGCAAGTCTCTAACGACTCTCCTGCCGTGAACTACGTTGATTATTTCACCAAGCAATTTCCAATTGATCTGGCTAACATGGCCGCGTTGCGTGACGAACTGGCTATCCGCCAGGGTGCTTTGTCTGCCGCTCAAGACGCTGTAGCTGACCGCGAACGTGCCAAGCAAGAACTGGATGCTGCAAAAGCTGAAGCAGTAGCGTTAAAAGTTGACGCCACGGCTGACCGCGAAGCAGCAAAACAAGAACTTGCTGATGCCAAGGCCAAAGCTAAAGATTTGAATTCCCAAGCTAAAGCCGCGCTTGCTGCTGCGGTAGACCGTGAAACTGCTGTGGAGTTGCGCGAAAAAGCGGTTGCTGATCGTGAGGTTTCCCAGATTGCGGCCCAGGCTGAAATTGATAGCCAACAGGCTGCACTGAAAGCCCAGAATGCCGCTTTGGATGCTCGCGTAAAAGCGTTCCAAGATAAAGTTGCTGCACTTACTGCGTAAAACTGAAAATGGCAAACACCACGATTTCCGCACTACCTTCAGCGACTACACCGCTTAGCGGTACAGAAGTTGTTCCTATTGTCCAGAGCGGCGTAACCAAAAAGGTTGCAATTAGTGCGGTTGGTGCGAGTGGCACGGTTACTAGCGTTGCGATGTCAGTTCCGGCATTTTTGTCAATTGGCGGCTCGCCAATTACGTCTAGCGGCACGTTGGCAGTTACGTTGTCTGGTACTGCGCTGCCCGTTGCTAACGGAGGAACTGGGGCTACGACCTCCACAGGATCTGGAAGTGCCGTTCTTTCAACCTCTCCTACGCTGACGACTCCGGTTCTTGGGACTCCAACGTCTGGGACTTTAAGTAATTGTACGGTTGACGGCACAGATTCTGTTGGCTTTCGCAATCTTCCACAAAATGCACAAACAGGTAGTTATACCTTAGTTCTTGCAGATTCTGGAAAACACATTTACAGAGGTTCAGGCAGTGCCGCCACCTGGACAATTCCTGCAAATAGTTCTGTGGCTTATGCGATCGGAACGGCAATTACTTTTATAAATCTTTCTGCCACAAGCGTCAGTATCGCAATCACGACTGACACCATGTATTTATCAAGTGCAGGAACCACCGGCACTAGGACGCTGGCTCAATACGGTTCTGCAACCGCGCTTAAAATTACATCAACTTCTTGGTTGATTTCAGGAAGTGGGTTGACATGAGTGGTGCGCTACAAGCGATATATCAAAACCACAGGGGTTTTGGAACTTCGGGCGGCCCATTTTGGGTTGGATTATTGGGCGGTGCCACTGGCTATGGCTATGGAGTTGCAGTAGATTCTTCTAGTAATATGTCCCTTTGCGGAATTGTTGGTGGCCCACAAGATATTCAAATAGCCAAATACAATACATCTGGAGCCATTCAATGGCAGAGGAAGTTAAACGAGGGTTCGTTTGACTTTGGCCGAGCAGTTGCAACAGATTCTTCCGGTAATGTGCACATATGCGGAGATACGCAGGGAAATGACATACAAGTAGCCAAATACAATACCTCTGGAACCCTTCAGTGGAAAAAAAGTTTATATGGCGGCAGCTCGACTTCCCGAGGCTATGGTGTTGCAGTAGATTCCTCCGGTAATGTGTATGTTTGTGGGCTTTTCAATTATTTTATTTACGGTGTTAATCAACTTTTAGTAGCCAAATACAATACTTCTGGAACCCTTCAATGGCAGTATTTTATAGATGACACCGGTGAAGGGGGTGGCTATGGAGTTGCAGTAGATTCTTCTGCTAATGTGTATATTTGTGGGTATAGTAGTGACTCTTTATACACCGCTAAATTTAATACTTCTGGAACACTTCAATGGCAAAAGCGTTTAGGTAGTAGTGCCGCTACGAACTATGGTGTTGCAGTAGATTCTTCTGGCAATGTTTACGTTTGTGGGTACGCATATCCTAGTGGCAATGCTATTTATACAGCCAAATACAATACTTCTGGAACCCTTCAATGGCAAAGAAGTTTGGGCGGTTTTAGCGGTATTGGACGTGCAATTGCAGTAGATTCTTCTGCTAATGTATATATTTGCGGGGATTCAAATGCAGGTGGCTCTCCGGGTATGCAAATAGCTAAATATAATACATCTGGGGTCATTCAATGGCAAAGAACTTTAAAGGTTGGTTTGTCTACCTCAGCCCAAGCAATTGCAGTAGATTCTTTTGGTAATGTGTATATTTCTGGGGTATTTAACGCTACGGCCGGAAATACGTTTTTTTTCGCAAAACTTCCCGGTGATGGTTCATTAACTGGCACCTATACCCTTGGTGGAGATTCATTCACCTACGCAGCCTCTACCATGACTGATTCCTCTGGTGTTCTTAGTGACATCGGAGTTTCTTCAACTAGAGCCATTTCTACCCTAATCGACCAAACGTCTTCCGCTACCGATTCGGCAACTTCTCTAAGTTCCACCCTTACTACATTATGAGTTCATACATCAAACTATCGACCAATGAATTTCCACGTCACATTGGGGACATTGAGATTGATTCTGATGGTGCAGCAGACTACGCTCATGTAGAGTGGGTAGACCAACCAGCGTATGATCCAAAGACTCAGCGTTGTGTAGCGGGACCGCCGCAGCAGATTGACGGCATTTGGTACTGGACATGGGTAGTGCGCGACGCTACACCAGAAGAGATTGAAGAAGCAAATAAACCGTTTGATCCAAACAACCCATTTAAAATTCGTTGATCGCCGCGTATAAAGCGGGTAAGATAACCGTACCGGCGCGGATCACCGGGGAATCTCAGGATTCAAAATGTCCGAAGAAGTAGTAGCGACTGAAGCGGAAGTAGCGCCCGCGCCGGAACTGGAAGCCACGGCGGCCCCGGAACCTGTAGATACGCCGGAAGTTGCCAAGACTTTTTCCCAAGAGGAATTAGACGCAGCAATTCAGAAACGTCTCGCAAGAGAACAGCGAAAGTGGGAGCGTGAGCGTCAAGCACCGCCGCCCGTTGCCGTTGATGTCCCGCCAGCAGATCAGTTTGATTCGGTTGACGCGTATGCAGAAGCCAAAGCGGTCAAGCTAATTGAACAGCGTGAACAGCAGCGCCAACAAGCGGAGATTCTTGAGGCATATCACGAACGTGAAGAAGAGGCTCGGACTAAATACGATGACTTTGAACAAGTCGCGTACAACCCAACTCTCAAGATCACGACCGTGATGGCGCAAGCGATTCAAGCCTCTGATGCTGGCCCTGATGTAGCTTACTACCTTGGGTCCAATCCAAAAGAGACAGATCGTATTTCCCGTCTTAGCCCGATTTTGCAAGCAAAAGAGATTGGACGCATTGAGGCTAAAATAGCCAACGATGTCCCAGTCAAACGTACTACGTCCGCGCCCGCACCGATTAGTCCAGTAAACGCCAGAACTTCAGGCAATCCGAGTTATGACACGACCGATCCTCGGTCGACCAAGACCATGACTGCATCGGAATGGATTGAAGCAGAAAGGCTGCGCCAGACTAAGAAGTGGCAAGCTCAGAATCGCTAACTTCTTTTAGGAATTACCATGTCAAATAGCATTTTAACGATTGACATGATCACCAGGAAGGCCCTGGAGATCTTGGAAAACAATCTGGTTCTCACCCGTAACGTCAACCGCCAGTACGACGACAGCTTTGCTGTTGAAGGCGCTAAGATCGGTTCGACCCTGCGTATTCGTCTGCCCGATCGCGCTCTGGTGACGGACGGTGCCGCCCTGCAAGTTCAGGACGACAACGAGCAGTTCACAACCCTGACCGTTTCGACCCAGAAGCACATTGGCGTGAACTTCACTTCTGCCGAATTGACCATGCAGTTGGATGACTTTGCAGAGCGCGTTCTCAAGCCGCGTATCTCGCAGTTGGCCTCTAGCATTGACGCTGACGTTGCCAATGCCTACAAAGCAATTGGTAACACGGTTGGTACTCCGGGCACAACCCCAGGCACTTCGCTGGTTCTGCTGCAAGCGCAACAGAAACTGAACGAAAACGCCGCTGTGATGACCCCGCGCTATGCAACGGTTAACCCCGCTGCCAACGCTGGTCTGGTTGAAGGCATGAAAGGTCTTTTCAATCCTACGGACACGATCTCCAAGCAGTTCAAAAACGGCATGATGGGGACTGGTGTTCTTGGGTACGACGAGATTAATATGTCTCAGTCGATCAAGCAGCACACCACGGGTAACTTTCCTGTTTCGCCAATTGTTTCCGCAAGCGCCACGTTTGCTGAAGGTCAATCGACCCTCGCCATTACGTTCTCTAGCGGGACCAAGACGGTTAAGCAAGGCGACGTGTTCACCATTGCTAACGTGTACGCTGTTAACCCACAGACCCGTGAGTCAACTGGTTCGCTTCAACAGTTCGTTGTGACCGCTGACAACAGCGTTACCTCCGGCACTGCAATGACCTTGGCAATTTCTCCGGCGCTTTACACGTCGGCAAATGCTTTGGCTACCATTGATGCGTTCCCAGCCACCAGCGCGGTTATCACGTTTGTTGGGACTGCTTCAACTCAGTACCCACAGAACTTGGTTTACCACAAGGACGCAATCACGTTCGCTACGGCTGACTTGTTGCTGCCGCAGGGTGTTGATATGGCTGCTCGCGCAGTGCATAACGGTATTTCGTTGCGTGTCGTGCGCCAGTACGACATCAATAACGACCGTCTGCCATGTCGTATTGACGTTCTGTATGGCTTCTCAACGATCCGTCCACAGATGGCTTGCCGCGTCTGGGGTTGAACCTCTTAATTTAAGGAAATATTATGGCTCTCCCTAATGGTGGTGGTGGTTACCAAGTTGGCGCAGGTAATCGTCAAGAAACAATCATGGGCGCTATGGCTGTCCCCCAGACAGCTACGGCAACTGCAACTCTTACCGCAGCGCAGATCGTTAATCAGATGTTGGTGGCTAACCCATCAACGACTGCTGCAACGTACACGTTGCCTTTGGGCACGGCAATTGATGCTGCCGTTCCTAACGCCACGGTCGGCAGCACGTTTGACCTGTCAATCGTCAACATTGGCACTTCGTCTGGCGCGGTGACGTTGGCTGTTAACACTGGTGTGACCGATGGCGGCAACGCTTTGGTTGCTATCGCTGTTACAACCAGCCAGTTGTTCCGTTTCCGTAAGACCGGCGAGGGTACTTACGTTGTTTACCGTTTGGGCTAAAAGCCTAAATCTAAGGGGGAGGGCCACAAGCTCTCCCCTTTTTTAAGGAAATTACTATGCCTAATACGCAAGCAGTTGGGGTCGCGTATTCCGATCCTGAATTTACGACAGTTTACGCAAGCCAAGAAATTGGCTACAGCGCGGCGGCTCAAGGCACTGTGACGCAAGCAACAGACAAGTCCACAGCGGTAACGCTGAACAAATCTGCTGGTCGCATCACAATGAACAACGCGGCTTTGGCTGGGTCTACTGCGGTTTCGTTTACGTTAAACAACAGCACTATTTCCACCAATGACACGATCATTGTGAATATTTCTAGTGTTACTACTGGCAGCAGCGCAGGGGCGTATACCAGTTACGTTTCCAATATGTCTGCTGGTTCTGCCTCAATCACGTTGCGTAATTTGAGTGCAACTTCATACTCTGAAGCTGTTATTATCAACTTCGCAATCATCCACAGCGCAAGCTAACAGGCGGGGCTTTGGCCCCTCCTCTTGAGGTTTTACGATGGCAACATATTCCGCTGGTGATCAGATCAACCGCGCCCTGCGTTTGTTGGGTGTCCTAGCAGAAGGTGAAACAACTTCGGCCTCGGTGTCTCAAGATTCATTGATGGCAATGAATCAAATGATTGACAGTTGGAACACCGAGCGGTTGTCGGTGTTTTCAACCATAGATCAGATTGTTAATTGGCCTGTTGGTTCAATCAACGCCACGCTTGGCCCATCAGGGTCTTTGGTTCGTCTAAACGGTACTGCCGTTCGCCCCATTCTGGTTGACGACGCAACGTATTTCCGCGATCCGCAGACCAACGTGTCCTACGGGATCAAGCTGATCAACCAGCAGCAATACGATGGCATTGCGGTCAAGACCGTAACGTCTACCTATCCGCAGGTCATGTTTGTAAACATGACCTACCCCGACATTGACATCTACATCTACCCCAAGCCCACGCGCCTGTTGGAATTCCATTTTGTCAGCGTTCAAGAGTTGTCCGAACCGGCAACGCTGGCGACTACGCTGGCCTTCCCACCTGGGTATTTAAGGGCGTTTACCTACAACTTGGCGATGGAAATTGCGCCTGAGTTTGGCGTTGAACCATCGGATCAGGTCAAGCGGATCGCTATGACCAGCAAGCGCAACCTGAAGCGCATCAACAACCCTGACGATGTGATGTCGATGCCTTACGCAATCGTTGCGACGCGGCAACGGTTTAACGTCTACGCCGGTAACTATTAATGAAAACGCCGATTCTGGGATCGGCGTATGTTGCTCGGAGCATCAATGCTGCCGACAACAGAATGGTCAATCTCTTTCCTGAGATTGTTCCTGAAGCCGGTAAAGAACCCGCTTTTCTGAACAGAGCGCCAGGACTGCGCCTACTAACTACTGCTGGCGATGGTCCCGTTCGGGGACTGTGGACGTATGGCGGCGTGGCTTACATCGTTAGCGGCGACAAGCTCTATCAGATGGCAGGGTTTGGGACGCCGGTAGTAATCGGCACGGTGTCGGGCACAGGCCCCGTTAGCATGGTGGACAACGGTACGCAGTTGTTCATTGCTTGCGGTGGGCCGAGCTACATCTACAACAACAGCACAGGCGCGTTTGGACCGATCACCGATCCAGATTTCCCCGGCGCTTTGACCGTTGGTTACCTTGACGGGTACTTTGTTTTCATCGAACCCAACAGTCAAAAGGTCTGGGTAACTACGCTGTTGGATGGCACTTCAATTGACCCGCTGGATTTTGCCAGCGCAGAAGGCTCGCCAGATAACCTAGTCAGTATGATCGTTGACCACCGAGAAGCGTGGTTGTTTGGGACCAACTCGGTCGAAGTTTATTACGACGCTGGCAACGCAGACTTCCCGTTGCAACGCATCCAAGGCGCGTATAACGAGATTGGTTGTGCTGCTACATTCTCAGTAGCCAAACTAGACAACGGTTTGTTCTGGCTTGGCTCAGACGCTCGCGGCCAAGGTATTGTCTACCGCTCGCAAGGATACTCAGGACAACGAATTAGCACGCACGCGATTGAGTACGCAATTGCTCAGTACGGCAACATTAGCGATGCGATTGCCTACACATACCAACAGGAAGGTCATTCTTTTTATGTTTTGACATTTCCATCGGCTAACGCCACTTGGGTGTACGACGTATCAACTCAGGCATGGCATGAGCGGGCTGGCTTTGACAACGGTAACTTTACACGGCATCGCAGCAACTGCCAGATGGCCTACAACAGCGAAGTGGTTGTTGGCGATTACGAGAACGGCAATCTATACGCTTTTGATTTAGACGTTTACGCTGACAACGGTAGCATTCAAAAATGGCTGCGCTCTTGGCGGGCGCTGCCTACTGGGCAGAATAACCTAAACCGTACAGCACATCATAGCCTACAACTTGATTGCGAATCGGGCGTGGGGATTAATAACAGCGCAGGCACTGACCCGGATTTTTTGACTACCGAAAACGGTCTGTTTTTAATCACAGAAAACGGCGATTATTTATTGGCTGTCTCCGGTGATTCGTTTACAATTGGATTTGATCCTAAAACCATGCTGCGTTGGTCAGATGATGGCGGCCACACTTGGTCAAACGAACACTGGTCGCCAATGGGTAAGATTGGCGTTTACCAGCAGCGCGTATTTTGGCGGCGTCTTGGTATGACGCTCAAACTGCGTGATCGAATTTACGAAGTGTCTGGTACAGATCCGGTCAAAATCGCAATCATGGGTGCTGAACTGCATCTCAGTGGGACTGCTGCCTGATGGCTGTAACAAACAACATTACCACGATCCCAGCTTCGCGGGTTCCGTTAACAGACGAACGAACCAAGCTAATGTCGCGTGAATGGTATCGGTTTTTCAACAACCAATACACCAAGACCACTCAAAGCGCCAACGCAGTCACACCTGAAAATTACGGCGCAATTGGTGATGGTCTAATTGATGACTCGGCCAGCATTCAAGCTGCGCTTGATTCTGGGTTTGACGTTTATCTGCCGCCTGGACGTATCTACGCAATTGGCACTACGCTCACGATGTCCACGCCAAACCAGTCGTTTGGTGGGCCTGGGGTTTTACGAATTCTTGGTGCAATTAACGGTCTAAAACTGATTTCGCCAACCGCCACGGTTGTGACTGGCATTCAACTAGATTTGACTTTTGACTCGCCTACGCAAACGGCGGGTTGGGCGGTTTACATTGAGAACAGTAGCCGCCTTAAGATCAACAAGCTCAACATCATCAGAGGTTTTGGTGGTTTGTACGTCCAGCAAGCCAACTGGGTAATTGTGGACTTTATGTGGGCATCACTCACAGGTCCCGGCGTTAAATGGTACGGCAACGACTCAACTCGGTCTGACCTGCTAATACTGAACTCGGTGATTGTTGCTACTGGCGCCACCTACTACGGTATGGATTGGGACGGTAACTGCAATAGCTTGACGGTTAAGTATCTTGGTATTGTTGGCGGCAAGGGAATGATCATTCGCAACACGGATGGTGTGACAACCTTTCCTGCGATTGGGCGTATTGGTCAAGTGGAGGTGGACTACTCAACCGGCATCGGAGTTGAAATTCAAGCCGGTCTGGACTATGACTTTGTAATGCCATACGTTCTTGGCGCGGCTTCGGACGGGTTCCGAATTGCGGCCACTATTAACTCTTACGAAGTGCGGATTACGGGCGGTAAGTCTATCGGCAACGGCGGATACGGCATTAACAACCTAGGCGGCGTCTTGCTTTACGCGGGTGATACCGCGTTGTACTCCAACGGTCTTGGTGAGATTAATGGAACGGTCTGGAACAAGACGCCGCGTCAAGCAATTGACGATGATTTCTACCTAACGACCAGCGGAGGCAATCCTTTAATTGCGTTTGCTACAAATGATTATTTGGCTTACGACAGAACAGCAAACCAGTTAAATTTTCAAATTAACGGCGTTGGCACAATTAGTTTTTCTGGCGCAGCTACTCAATCTTATGTGCCAGTGTACGCAACTGGTCTGCGCCTTATTGGGTCAACATCTGGGTACACAGGATTTGTTCCAGACGCTGCCGGTCCAGCAGTAACATATAAACTTCCTACTGCGGTTGGAACTATCAACCAAGTTCTTAGCACAGACGGGTCTAACAATCTGTTCTGGGCAACGGTCAGCGGTGGCGGTGGCGTTACAAGCGTTACCGCAACCAGTCCAGTTAATTCTTCTGGCGGCTCAACACCAAACATTACTGTAAACGCTACCAGCGGCAACACGCCGCTGTATCTTGTGCAACGCAATGTTTCTGGAGATTTTAGCGCCAACTACATTACCGCAACTGGATTTTACGCTGACGCGACCTACTATATGCAGATGTCGGGGGCTGACCCGAATCTGGTATTTGATACGAATGATTATTTAGCCTACGACCGCACAAACAACAGTTACAATTTTCAGATTGCTGGAAACGGGATTTTTAAGGTAGCACCCACTTATGCCCAATCGTTTCAACCTTTTGTCTTACCTCAGTACACGGTGGCAACGCTTCCGGCAGGCCCTCTTGGGGCAACTGCTTACGTCACAGACGCCCTCGCCCCTGCGTATAATACAACCGTTGTCGGAGGCGGCTCCTCCGTTGTCCGTGTCTTCTTTGACGGCACCTCATGGAAAACCTGATATGACCACTTACATTTCGCCACAACCAAAACTGCAATTTCTGGACAACAACGGATCTCCGTTGTCGGGCGGTAAGGTTTACACCTACTCAGCCGGAACCACCACGCCGCTTACAACCTACACTGATTACACCGGCAGTACGGCTAACTCCAACCCAGTTATTTTAGACAGTCGCGGCGAATGCAGCATTTGGTTAGGTACGTCTTCGTACAAATTTAAACTTACAACATCTACGGATGTTGAAGTCTGGACCGTTGACAACATCTCGGTCCTGACCAGTTCAGCCAACATTACCTACGTTGAATCCGGTACTGGTGCAGTAACCCAGACGGTGCAAAGCAAACTGCGCCTTGGGTACGTATACCCCGAAGATTTTGGCGCTGCCGGTGATGGCACAACCAACGACACGACCGCGTTGCAGAACGCCATCAATACTGGCCGCGATGTCTATCTTGCTGCTGGCAAAACTTACCTGCACACCGTCGCGTTATCGGTTACAACAAACAATCAATGGTTTGGTGGTCCCGGCGTTCTAAAAACCTCCGGCGCAATAAATAGCGTCAACGTAGGCGGCGCTAGTAACGGTGTTAAGTTGTCGCTCAACTTCAACTCCCCCGGTCAGACAGCCGGCTACGCTATCTACATTAGCAACGCAGCCCGTGTAACGATTGAACGGGCGTATTTGTACGATGCGTTTGGAGCGTTGTACGTTGAGCAAGCCAACACCGTTCAACTTGAGTGGATGTGGGGAATTATTCGCGGCCCAGGTATCAAGTGGTACGGCGACGGGTCCAAACGGTCAGACATTCTGTCGATCAACTTCTGCGTACTTGACCCCGGCACCGACTATTATGGGTTTGAGTGGGACGGCAACTGTAACAGTCTGAACGTCAAGTACATGGGTTTGGTCTGCGGCACTAGCAACGCCACCCAATCCAGTTTTGGATTCATTATTCAAAACACGGTTGGCGGCTACAAGTCGGTCACCAGCGGAACGATTGCCGGTACAACTTTGACACTGACCACCGCGCCATCTAGCCCGATTGTGGTTGGCATGATCATATCTGGTACGGGCGTAACTGCTGGCACTACGATCACTGGTCTTATCAATTCAACCAACTACACCGTTTCAACCGCTCAGTCGGTTGCAACCACTCCTATTACTGCCGTCCCGGCGTTCTTCCCCGCGATTGGTCGAGTGGGCCAAGTTGAGATTGACTACGCAAAGAGCGCGGCGATCAGGGTGTTGTCTGGCGTGGACTACGATTTTGTCATGCCATACGTTACCGGCTCTGTCAGTGACGGATTGTATGTTGACCCCAATATTGACAGCTACAACGTGCGCGTAAGCGGTGGCAAGTTCATCGGTAACGGCGGCTACGGAATCAACAACACGACCGCTGGCATCTTGTTGATGTCTGGCAGCGTTCAGTTGACCAACAACACCAGCGGCGCAACCAACGGCAACGTCTGGAACCTAGCACCAACCCAAGCGGTTGATGATTACTTCTACCTAAACCTTGGCGGCGACAAGACGCTCGCCAGCGGTACGTCGCAGATCAACTTTTACCCCAACGATTACATCTCGCACAATCGGGCGTCGCCAAGGAAAGTGCGGTTTTATATTGGCGGTATTGAGGTCTTTACCGTTGGCGCGGATTCTGTTGACTCGCTTATTCCGTTCAAACTCAAGACCTACACCGTTGCTACGCTGCCTGGAAGCCCCGTCAAAGGATGGGTTGCGATGGTCACGGACGCCAACGCTACGACGTTTGCCAGCACCGTCGCTGGTGGTGGAAGTAATAATGTTCCCGTGTACTATGATGGCACGAACTGGAAGATCGGGTAATGCCTGTAATGTCTCAAGAATGGCAAGACCAAAACCAAGCGTACAAACGCGCTTGGTGTTTGGGCAATCAAGACGCGATAGCGTTCTTGAACTGCCTTTTTGACGCCGTAGAACTTTGGGACGACTTGATTGACAAAGATGTGCCGATTGATGACGGCCATGTCAACAGAGTGTTTACATCGCTGATGTTTGCGTTGCCGTCAAACCCGTGGTTCGTGGCAAACTATGCGTACTATCAGCCGTTGATCATGGCTTCGATAAACGGGTTCCACGACGCCAACGAGATGTGCAAGAGTGACAAAAAGCATCTGAGAAACTTGGCGTTTCACATTCGCAATTTTGGTATAGAAATCCACATCGCCACCGCGTTTTTGATCGGTGGGTTTGACCATATGCGTAAAGTCTCCAAAGAGATACGAGAATTTTACGCTTTTGAAAATTTTGAGGAATGGGAGCGCAATCATGCCTGATCCAGTAAGCGGCGCTATAGGCGGAAGCGCGCTTGTAGGCGCGTATTCGTCTAACAGGGCGTCAAAGACTCAAGCGCAAGCCGCTCAACAAGGGCTTGACGCCCAAGAGCGGATGTTTGAGCGTCAGAATGAACTGCAAGAACCGTTTCGTCAGGCAGGTATCGGCGCGCTCAACAAGCTTATCCCGATGTCTGACTATACCAAGTTTGGCATGGATCAGTTTACGCAAGATCCGGGGTACGCTTTTCGGTTGTCCGAAGGCATGAAAGCGTTGGACCGTACTGCCGCTGCTCGCGGCGGTCTGTTGTCTGGGTCTACCCTTAAAGGGGCGCAACGCTACGGTCAAGATCTAGGTTCGCAAGAGTACATGAATGCGTTTAATCGTTACCAAACTGAACGCAACGCGCAACTTAACCCGTTGCAATCGTTGGCTGGTTTAGGGCAGACATCTACCAATGCGTTGTCGGGCATGGCCGGTCAAATGGGTCAGAACTACGCTACGGGCTACGGCAACATGGGGCAAGCTAGGGCGTCAGGATACGTTGGTGGCACTAATGCGCTAACATCCGCGCTTGGCACTGGCATCAACTACGCGCAAAATCAGCAGTACATTAACCGAATGCCGATTCCTGGAACGGGCGTCGCGCTGCCTTCTTACAGCGGAGCGTATGGTGGAACTCAAGTTACCCCCGGTAATTTTGGCGACGAATATTATTAAGGTCTAATCATGGCAGACTACTCCCTCGCGCTTGGCGTCAAACCGCTTCAGCTTGAAGACCCGCTGACGTCTTACGGCAGATTCGCCACCATCCAGAACGCGCAGAACCAGAACGCGCTGGCGCAGTATCAACTCGCCGCAGCGCAACGAGCAGAAGGGCAACAAAACGCGCTCTACGAACAAGCCCAGACGCCGGGGTTCAAACTTGATTTTCCGACGGCGATAAAATTTGGCCCGCCAGGGATCGCGGCGTATAAAGCCCAGCAAGATGCAGCAACTAACGCATTGCAAGCCACAAAATTGCAAGGTGAGATTGCGGCCCAACCCGGCGCTAGGCTAAAAACGGAAGCCGAAACAAACAAAACCAACCAAGAAATAAGGGACAACCAAACAAAAGCTCTTGGCGTTGGTTTGATGCAAGCCATGCAAAATCCAGATGACGCTACTTTAAAAGGTGTACTTGATCGTTTAGAAGAGACAGGGATACCTACTGCAAATTTGCGAAGTCATTTTGCAGCTATGCCAGATTTGGAACAGCGCAAGCAAACTATTAAAAGCTATGCACTTAGCAATCCGGAAGGGCGCGCGGCGCTACAATTTACGTCACCTAAACCTGAAACATTTGACTTTGGGGGGCGTAAAGTATCATTTGATATGAACCCTAACAGTCCAACGTATAAACAAGAAATTTTAAGTCGAGAAAAAACCGCAACACCCGATGCTTTGATAGCGGACGCTCGTTTAAAAGAACAGCACGTTGACCAGCTAAAACAATGGGATAGACTTAACGATCAACAAAAAGCACAGCTTCAAGAACTAACTCGTTCGCATAATTTGCAGGACGCACGGTCGCGCGCGCAACTTGAGGAAACGATTGCAAACAACGCGCGTGTTGATCGTCGTGAAGCAGATCGAATCGCGCAAGCAAACAACCCAGGGGTTGTCGCTAACACAATTACGGACGCTTCGGGTAAAGTTACGTTACTTAATAAGTTTGGTCAGCAAATTGGCGAACCTATGCCTGGATTGGGTAAGCCTAGCGCGACGTTTGAAAAAACGGCGGCGCAGAAAAAACAACTGGCGCTTGATCTTGACCGCATCATTCCAGAACTTAAAAATGCAGTTAAGCCCGGAGGGCTTATTGAGACATCTACCGGCAGCGGCATAGGTAAGTTGGCTGATGAAACCGCAGCGTTTTTTGGGCAGTCAACAAAAGGTGCTATTGCGGCTGGACAACTTCAGCCTATTTATGACATGGTTCTCAAAATAGTTCCACGTTTTGAAGGCCCACAATCTAACGCGGATACTAAGTCTTACGAACGCGCCGCAGGTGACATAGGCAACCCAGCAATACCCGCCCCAAGAAAATTGGCCGCAGCAAAAGAAATTTTACGATTGTTAGAGGCTCGTAGAGATCAATTTGCGACGCGAGATATGGTAAACGAAGGTGGCGGTTTACCGCTAACCGGAGGCGGCGTGGATACTAACAATCCGTTGTTAAAGTAAGGGGCGCACTATGGCTACGTCACTTACAGAAATCATCAAAGATCCCAGCTACGTTAACGCTAACCCGGAAACGCAGCGCGCGATTTTTGAAAAGTACGCGCCGCTTGACCCCAACTACAGCAACGCCAACGCTGCTACGCAACAAGCCATACGTTCCAAGTTTGGTATAGCACAACCAAGCGCAGCGCAAGCACCCGAAGCCGCTGCGCCTAGCGACGTTGAGTTGTTTTATAAACAACTGAAAAATATTAGCGGCCCGATTCCTACTGAACCCATCGCGGCTGTTGCTCGCGGAGCAACCGACGTTGCGCGTAACTTTGTTCTTGGCGGCGCTCGTCTAGCAGATAAGTTTTTTCCGCGCGATCAAAATCTTAGCGGGCTAGTTACGGGTCAACAGCCAAGCTACCGTGCTGACGCCGAAAGAGCGTTTGCTGAACAAGAAGAGGCATACCGAAGAAATTTTGGGGACTTTGACGCGCTGCGTTCTGTTGGTCAGATAGCCGCTACCGTACCGTTTCAAATAGGCGCGGGTCAGGCGGTGTCACGGTTTAACCCCGCACTTGGCGCTCAAATTCAAGCGGGTGGTTTTGGCCCCGGCGGTACTATGCCAACCCGTATCGCGGGCGGTGGTATCTCTGGCGGCATCGGTGCAGGGCTAGTGAACCCAGACGAAACTACGATGGGCGCTACCCTGGGCGCTATCCTACCTCCGGCGGCTCGGCCTGTCGTTAAAATAGGTGGGGAACTTTTCAAACGTGTAGGCGCGATGCTTCCATTTGGAACCAAGCAAGACGCCTACATGGAGGCGCTTGGTAACGACCCACAAAGGATTAGCGCCGCGATTGATATGCTTGAGAAAGGCATACCAATTGAAAAAGTTGCGGTAGATCTTAACAGCAGCGGTCTGGCCGCGCTGGCTAAGTCAACCCGTGAAAAAGCCAGCAGCGCAATTGTAGATCTGTACGCCGCGCGCGATGCAGCTATTAAGTTGCAGCAAACCAATCAGCTTGCTGGAGCGCAACAAAACGTAAACGCGCTTGCCCAACAGAACATACCGGCGGCTACCGCAACGCCTAGCGCCCCTCGCGCGGCGGTTAAACAAGCGCTGGCCGCAGAACGAACCGCGTTAGAGGGACAGAAAGCCGCCCGTACTGGCGCTTTGACCGCTGAACAACAGGCCGCTGAAAGGGCTTTGGCTACCAAACGCGCAGAAGAACAAGCGCGCGTTGAAGCGGGTCAAGGAACTACAAACGCCATGATTGCAGAACGTGAAGCCAAAGCCCGCGCGGGTGTGGCTAACGTCAGTCAATTGACGGTGGGCGAAGCACTTGCAAACGCTGAAAAAGTAATCCAAGAGAACACCAAAGAAACCGTAACTAGACCCGCGTACAAGGCTGCGTTTGACGCCGCGCCCGACGCGACGATTGATCTGAGCAATTTGGCCGCAGTTTCTAAAGGTCAACTGGGTGATTTGCTTACGGAAATTAAAGGGTTAGCGCCAAATGCTGCGGCGTTTCTTGAGAAGTACGGTCCTAAAAAGCGAACCGTTAACATGGGCGAAGGGCTGACAACAACCGAAATGGTTCCAGCCAAACCCGTCACGCTTGAAGACGCCCATAAGCTACGCCAAGCGATCAACATCGACCGTTCGGCGCTTAAAGGCTCGACCGATTCGCAAGCAAACATCACTCGCGCGCGTTTGAATCAGTTGTACTCAGAAGTTGATAAGGCAATCAAAGCTGGCGCGCCAGAAGAAGCCTACAAGCTATTCCAAGAAGCCAACAAGTTGTTCCGCGAGCGGATCGTCGGCATCCACGGTACAGGGCCGCTCGCCAAACTATCGCGCACCAGTACAACTAATGAGCCAATGTTGCGCCCAGTTGAGATTGCATCGACAGCACTTAAAGACGAAGGCGCTACCCGTCAGTTTTTAAATCTTTACAGTCAAAACCCAGAGTCGTTGCAAACGCTCGGTACAGCTATTGAAGATTTGTACCGCCGCGAGGTTTTGAAACCTAGCGCGGGCGCTAACGCGCACGCTGATTTTATGTTTACCCGCGCCGATCAGCTTGCCGCTATGGATCAAGCTGGCATGAACATAACCCAGCGGTTGAACAGCATCGGCGATGAGTTTGCCAACATCCGGCAAGCCAAGGAAGTCGCCAAAGCAACCAAAGGGGAAACATTTAAGGCTGAACAAACAGCGTTAGAGCGGCAGCGCGCGGGCATATCTAAAAAAATTGACGCTGAGTTTGCCAAGCAAGACGAAGCGTTAAATCTTGCGGCTACAACCCTTGGGTTCAAGTACACGCCAGACCTTCGCGCCAAGATTGTCACGGACCCAATGACGCGCAGCATGGCGTTGTCCCGTATGGATGACGGCGCTAAGTCATCGCTGGCGCGTGGCGTTATGCTGGACGCATCGCAAGGCGTCATCGCTGGCGAAGCGGGCGCGGGCGCTAAGATGCTTAAGCATCTGACCGACAACGAAGCGGGTATTCTGAAAGTTCTGGAAGCAAGCGATCCAAAGAACGCCGCAAAGATCTTGGCTGACGCCAAGCAAGTAGCCGAACTGTACCAGTTGGTCGAACAAGCCGGTAACAAATTAGCTCCCGAAGGCGCGGTGCTTAACAACGCAATGACCACCGCGCGCAACATTGGCGCGCTGACACAGAATGCGCCGGAGATTCGCGCAGTTGCGGATAAGATCCTAAGTGATCTGGCGACGGGCAAAAAGTTTGAAGAGCTTGGCGGCAAAGGTGTTATTGCCGGTACTCAAGGTGCTAAGTTGTTTAGCGATCAATTGAAACCAGAACCTCCTGGCGGCTGGAGTCCTACGTACACGATTGCCCGTCACATCTATAAACTTCTGGGCGGCAGAATAGACAACAAACTTGCCGTAGAAGTAGCGACCGAGCTTGCCAACTCGCAAACCGCCGCTGAAGCAATTAGAGCAGCGCGCGACAGAGCGGTGAAGCAAGAACAGCGCCGCGCGGTAGTGACCGGAATCGCCAAAAAAGGCGCGCCTGTTTACCCGACCTTAGTAACTCCCACAAATCAAATGGCCGAATGATGGTTACATTATCTGAAGTCGATCACAAGATTGATGCCCACGTGGACGTTTGCGCGATCCGGTACGAAGGTATCGAGAAAGAGACGCGCGGTATCCACGCCCGGATCAAGCGCCTTGAGCAGATCCTGATCACCGGCGGGGGTGCAATCATTATGTTGCTCCTGACGATAATCCTGAAGGGACACTAATGACTGAAAAGTTGGAAGCCAAGTCGCAGTTGATTGAGAAGACTGCGTTTGCGGTCTTGCCGATCCTGTTTACTTGCGTGGTGTATCTGATGTCGTCGCTGGATAAACTTAGCCACGATGTGACGGTCCTGAACGCAAAAATCAGTCTGGTGGTCACATCAGACAACAAGCAAGCCGCCAACTCCGGGGCTGAACTGGCGCGGGAAAAGTTGCGCCAAGATCTAGAAAAGCAAATCCATGAGAACCGGGAACTTATCCATCTGAACCGCGAGCGCATCGTAATCCTTGAACAAAAGGTCAAGTGATGGAAGTTTTTGAAATCATTCTCAAGGCGTCTCCGGCGATCCTCGCGTTGATCACGCTGATTGTTGTTCTTGCCAAACTCGACCTGCGCGTTGCCGTGTTGGAAGAGAAAGTCAAAACCCTGTTCGACCTCATCAATAAGAGGCCACACAATGGCTGACTTTGGACCTGCGTTTGAAAAGATGATCCACGATGAAGGTGGATACCAACTGACGGACATTCCGGGTGACCGGGGAGGACAAACATATGCAGGGATCGCAAGAAAACCAAATCCCGACTGGGCAGGATGGCAGCACATCGACCGCAAAGACTTCGGGTCAGCTACGCCGTTGGTCCGCGAATTCTATAAAACGAATTTTTGGGATCGTGTCCGAGGCGATGACCTTACGGACCAAGCTATTGCAGAAACCATCTTCAACTTCGCAGTCAACACCGGAGTCGGTGTCGCCGCCAAACTCGCCCAAGTAATTGTAGGAGTTGCTCCAGATGGTGCTATCGGTGCTAAGACGGTTGAACGACTTAACATCTGCACGGCGGAAAAGTTTGTTCCAACGTATGCACTCGCAAAGATCCAACGCTACGCCGCCATCTGCAACAAAGACAGATCCCAGTCCAAGTTCCTGCTCGGATGGATCAACCGCACCCTGCAAGGACTCAAGTAATGGATCTGATTGGGATCGGGAGCATCATTGAAGGCGTGGGTAAGGTCGCGGGCGACCTCATTACGACAGACAAAGAACGCCTTCAAATGGCGTTGGAAGAGCGCAAGCTCGACTTGGAAGAGAAGCGCATTGACCAAGCTACAGACCTCGCGCAGGTGGATATCAACAAGATCGAAGCGGCGTCTACTAGCGTATTTGT